GTTGGCTCAATCTGATTCCCTCTACGAAAAAGGAAAAGCCCCAGGACTAAAGGATACCCAGCGGGCTCGAATGCCTGCGTTCTTTGAAGCCTCTAACAACGACCTTCCACAATATGGCTGACGCCTATTTCGACACCGAAACCATTCCCCTCACCAGTGTTATTGGTGGGAGGATTGATCTAAACACCCTCATCGAGGAACTTGATCAGATGTATCCAGACCAGTATCCAGACCACGAGATGACTCCGTGGGAAGCTGGACGGATGGCTGGAGTGATTGAAGTTATTCGATTCCTTAAATCAAAACGTAAGCTTTAATTATCATGTGCCTTGCTCCTAAAATGCCGCCGCCTCCCGAAGCGCCGCCGCCGCCCCCTGAATCGGTAATCGCCCCAGGGGCACAACCTACCACGGTTAAAACTGCCTCCAAACGTGAAACAATGCAAAAAGCTAGCAAAGGTCCTGCTGGTTTGACCATTCCTTTGAGCACGGGTGGAGCTACTCCTAGTATGTCCAATCTTCGTATTGGTGGAATGTAATGGAAAATCAATCTGCCGCAAGTCGTTACGCAAAGCTGGCAAGCGACAGAACGATCTTTCTCGATACTGCTAGGGATTGTGCAGCTCTTTCTGTTCCTTATCTTCTGACACCTACGGGTGTTGTTAATGGGCAGAAGCTACCCACTCCTTGGCAGTCCATGGGCGCTAAAGGCGTTAACGTCATGGCATCTAAGCTGATGCTAAGTTTGTTCCCCGTGAACGCAACTTTCTTCAAGCTTCAGATCAATGATGGTAAGCTCAGCTTGGACCCCAGTTTAAGTGCTGCTGTTAAATCAGAGATTGATCTTTCTCTTTCCAAGATGGAACGAGTGGTCATGCAAAACATTGCCGAATCACAGGATCGAGTTATCCTACATCAGGCAATGAAGCACTTGATTGTAACCGGAAATGCTCTGGTATACATGGGTTCGAGTGGTGTTAAACTTTACCCTCTTGACCGATTTGTGGTCGTCCGTGATGGAGAGGGTAATCCCACCGAGGTCGTTACTGTTGAATCTATTGATCGTCAATTCCTTCCTGAGGAGTTCCAAACGGAACAAGCCAGGAATGTTAATGATGTAGCTGATAACACCAGTGCTCCTAGTGTGGATGTCACTGTTGGTGAAAATGAAGTTGCTGTTTATACTTGGGCCAAACTCAAGGATGGACAGTGGCGGTGGCGTCAAGAAGTAGAAGGGAAGATTCTTCCTGACTCCTTTGGTAAAGCCCCCAAGAATACAACCCCTTGGCTTCCTCTCCGCTTTAATGTTGTGGATGGAGAAGACTATGGACGGGGACGAATTGAAGAATACCTTGGTGATCTGAAGTCCCTTGAGGGGCTGATGCAAGCCATGGTAGAAGGTTCTGCTGCGGCTGCTAAGGTGGTGTTTCTCGTGAGCCCCGCAGCCACTGTGAAGCCCAGTACGCTTGCTAAGGCAGGCAACGGAGCAATCATTCAAGGAAGGGCCGAGGATGTGACTGCTGTTCAAGTGAGCAAGCAGGCTGACTTCTCGTCTGCTTACCAAATGATCCAGTCCCTTACCCAGCGCCTATCTGAGGCGTTCCTGATCCTCTCCGTGAGGCAATCAGAACGTACCACTGCCGAAGAGATCCGTGCTACCCAGCAGGAACTCAACGAGCAACTTGGTGGTATCTATGGTAACCTTACCGTGGAACTGGTTCGCCCGTACCTCCAACGGAAACTCTTTACCCTTCAACGGTCTAAGGAACTTCCACAACTGCCTAAGGGTATTGTCTTCCCAACCATCATTGCTGGCCTTGAGGGCATTGGCCGTGGGCAAGATCGTGAATCTCTCATGATGTTCCTTCAGACAATCTCACAAGCCTTAGGTCCAGAAGCAATGGCCCAGTACATTGATCCAGAGGAAGCCGTTAAGCGTCTTGCTGCTGCTCAAGGTATTGATACCCTCAAGCTGGTCAAGACCGCAGAGATGCGTCAACAAGAACAGCAGAAGGCCATGCAACTTAACATGAGCACTAGTCTCGTTGGACAAGCTGGACAACTGGCTAAGGCTCCTATGATGGATCCAACCAAAAATCCTGATTCTATCGAAGCACTTCAAAATGTCGTCAACACAGCCGCGCAAGCAACCGGACAAGGCCAGCCCCAGCCAACCCCCCAGCAATGAGGAACAGGCTCCGGTAAAGATCACACCAAAGGAACAATTTAAGTATGGTGATGTAAAAGTCAACTCTCCTGGTGTTGGTCGCGTTTCTATTGTTATCCACTAAACCAAATGTCTGAAATTGTTTTTGATGCTACTGATCCAGACGTTACGTCTTCTCGGGAAACCGAAGAGCTACGTCTCATTGAACAGGGCAACAAGCTAATTGAAAAGCAAGAAGCTGAGGTCGAAGAAAAGTATCGCCGCAGCCAACTTGAAGCTGAAGAACATAGTCAGTATGCTGGTAAATTTAAATCAGCAGAAGACCTTGAGAAGGCATACCTAGAACTTCAAAAGAAACTAGGTCAGAAAGAAACCGATGAGTCCTCTTCGACAAATAAAAACGAGAGCGATGATGGAGCGGAAACTGGTGATGATTCCCAAAATGATGAGTCCCCGGTAACCAAACGTGTCAGCTTCCTAAAGGAGGCATCTGAGGAGTATTACTCCAACGATAATCAACTTAAGCCGGAAACAATCGAGAAGCTTAAGGAGATGCCTTCGGAAGACCTCATCGAGGCATACATGGAATGGCAAAAAGGTAATCCCACTGTTCAACCGCAGCCCCTTTCTGATGAAGCTGCAAAGGACATTGTTGCTTCTGTCGGGGGACAGGAATCTTATAACGACACCCTAGCGTGGGCAGCCGATAACCTCAAGCCTGAGGAAGTTGCTGCCTATGATAATGTTGTTAATAGTGGCAATAAGGATGCTATCTTCTTTGCTGTTCAAGCTCTCAACCAACGTTATAAGGATTCCGTAGGGTTTGAAGGCCAACAGGTGTCGGGCAAGGCACCGAAAGCAACAGTCAAAGGATTCCGTTCTAATGCTGAACTAGCATCTGCTATCAGTGACAAGCGGTATCGTACGGACCCTGCTTATCGGTTTGATGTCGAACAAAAACTAGCCGCTTCTGGCGACTTGCTCTGATAAGGAGTTCTCACAAATGGCAACACGCAAATTGGCTCAATCCATGCCGATTGATCCTAAGAAACATAAGGATGCCCAAAAGCAACAAAAGCTTTATAATAAGGGCAAAGGAACTGATAATCCTTACGAAAAGGATATGTTCCTCAAGCGCAGTGGACCCCAACTTCCCCTTGCCAAAAAGGCAACAAAGAAGCGGGGCAAGACTGCTTAAGTAACATAGTCGCGTTGTAAGCAATATAAAAGTTCTTTGCAATTATCTCATGCTACCTCTTCTAACTACTCTGTCTGTTATCAGCTCTTGGTATGGTCCTGGCTTCCACGGAAACCTAACTGCCAATGGCGAACGATACAATCAAAACGGCCTTACGGCAGCGCACAAGACACTACCCTTTGGAACACGCCTTAAGGTTTGTTACAATAGGTGTGCCGTTGTTCGGGTCAATGATCGGGGTCCCTACGCTCATGGTAGGAGTCTTGATCTAAGTAAAGGTGCGGCTGACAAAATCGGTCTAACCGGCTCTGGAGTTGGTAGAGTCAAAGTGACTCGACTTAATTAAAACGGATTGGGGGC